GATGTGGAACTTCATAGTTGCCGTAGACATCTTTGCGCAACATACTAAGACGTTGCTTGCCGGCCACATACTGATAGTTGGTATGACCAATGTCAGGATTTGATTCAATATCAATTAAGTCTACAATTGCACGAAGAGTAATGCCATCAATCTCTTGTGTGGTGATGCCATCATAAAAATGTAACTGTGCTTTGATTTCTATCATTGACTGACTAACATCAGCAATGCCTTGGCATACCTTAGCGACCTGTGCTTGCCACTTGTCAATCTGCAGTGGCTCTTTTACTCCGCTTCTTTTAACTACGGTAATCTGCGTCATCTAACTCTCGTTCTGTTTTAATTTTTACTACTTTATTTGTTGTTGCTTCAACTGCCGGCGGATTTTTACTTCTTGGCAGGTATTTACGACGTTGTCTGGGCTCCAATTAAGTATATATTTTTCTTTTGCTACTAGGACTAAATTACTGCCATCATCGGTTAAAACCAGCTCTGCATCCACCATATCAGCACGGTCCAGCAGACTTATAGTATACAGGATTCCAAGCCCGCGAGCAAGCTCACAATAGACATCGTCGCTCAAAAGTTGCCAGGGATCTGGCCATTTGGGTTGATCATCCCAATGTAAGTAATAAGGTTGCCAAGGGGCTTGAAACCACCAAGCGTTGATTTTAGCTAAGGCCGTTTCTAAAGAAAGAGAGTGAACATGATCTCGTAACTGGTTCCAGCTGGCCAACCTGACATCAAAGGTTGCGGGCCACATTAGGCTGAAACTGTGACTAGATATTTTAATTGGGCGCTGACGCCGGTGTTGGTACTGGTATATTGCACTTGAATTAGGCCATTTAAATATGTTGCAGTCAATACAATGCCTGTGCCAGCATTTTCTATTGTCATGTCATAAAATTCTAAAGGGTTTTCTACACCGGCTATCATAATTGTACCGGTACGGTAAGTATTATTTCTAGCAATGGTGTAAGAAAATGTTACTGCTGTGGTGTCAAGGGTAAATGCAGTGGTTGGTGCGGTTGTATTGTTTGCTAATGTAACTGACGTTGGCGTTGGTTGTGGAATTGTGCTAAATTCAGTGAGAATTTCAGTATTGCCAATGACCGGTGCACCATCTGCTAGTGTGCCGTTACCAATGTATAACTGTCGTGTGTTTGTGGACCAGCCCAATTCTGCACCAGCTAGTTGTGGTAAATTTTCTGCTAACCCTTTACGGTTTGTAATTTGAGATATTTGAACAATGGCCAATTTAGTCTTCCTTGAATTCTATTCAGTATTTAGCTGGTTAGGCTTGTAGATAGTACTGCTCTAAACGACGCCACCACTGATCTGCCCAATAGTCAAAATCCTCAGGTTTTAGTACAAATTCTTGGTATTGCGGACGGGCCAATGGATTGCCCATGTCATCCACAGGTGGTTTTACTGCCATTAAGACAACACCTTTTCGTATGTTAGTTCCATAAACTTCATTGTGTGCCAAGGCATAGGCCACAAGTTGTAGATAATAATCAGTGATCCATTCCGCTCGCTTGGGCTTGTTGGTCTGTTTGAAGTCCAGGATACTTTGATCTTTTTTGTGTATGCCTACACAGTCTGTGGTTCCTGCATACAGCTTGGGAAAGTACAAGGGAATCTCTACACCCCAGAACTCATCAACGTTGACAAGTCCGTCCTCGATCACAGTCTGTGCCATGGCGTGACTTGCCCAGCTATATGGATTTGTACCACGGTCTCGTAGTTCATTATTTTTTACATAATGCTCTAAGTAGGTATGCATTCTAGTTCCGCGGTTGGCGGCTTCTGTGGTAATTTGCTGTGCTTTGGCATGTCCTACATTCTTGCGCCATTGCTCCAGTGCAGCCCGGCTTTCTTCTGGTTTAGTTCGATCTAGGATGGTTGTTACACTAGGAACTCGACTGCCATCTGGAGTAGAATACAGGCGTTTGCCTTCTTCACTGGTACGACTTAATTCATGGTACTGAAATTTTGGGTTATACACGAAAACTTTCCCCGCATCCACAGCGGTCTTTTTCTAAAGGATTGTTAAATTCAAACCCTTCATTGAGGCCTTGGCGCACATAGTCTACCTCAAGCCCATCTAAATATGCACTGCTTTTAGGATCAACCACAATGACAAATCCATCTTGCTTAACAGCAATATCTTCGGGGTTAACTGTGTCAATATATTCCAACACATAGGCCAAGCCACTGCATCCGGTGGTTCTAACACCGAGCCGAATGCCTAGGCCTCGGCCACGCCGAGCTAGATTCTGCTGAATTTTTTTACTGGCTGTGCTTGTTACGGTAATCATTTAATTTACTTTCCCATACTATTGTAACATCATATCCTAAAGATTCCAAGTATTTTTGTCTCTCGGAGTCTAATTTCCATTTTTCCTTTGCCGTTTTTTTCAATTGCGGATGATAAAAATTTTCTTCAAACATATCAGGATTACAATGCCAGTAGTCTCCATATACCTCAACTATATGTTTAGTAGTTTCATTTACATAGTCGGGTTTATATTTTCCTATTTTTACATTTGTTGTATAATCAACTAATATTGATTCTAAAGTTTTTTCTTTTTTACTTCTTGGAGATGTTTTTGCTAACTCTAAGGCACATTTAACTCCATATCGAGTTAATACTGTTTTATCTCGTTTCTCATAATATGTTTTATTATGAGTTTTTCCATAAAAAGGTTGTTGTTCTGCCGGAAGATTTTTATTCCAAGAAGTTTGCAATCCTACTGCATCTTTGTTCCACGGTGTTCTACCTTTGCAAGCATCCGACAAGTTTTTAACCCAAGTATCTCTATTTTTTTCTCGAGATGCAAACCTTGTAGGGTTAAATGATCTAGCTTCTTTCATTCCTGGATTTCGTTGCCAGTGGAGTTGTGCCGAGCAAGATTTTGAACAACATTCTATACCAGACCCGTTAACAAGTGTGCCACATACTGGACAAGGTTTATGACCTTTTTGATATCCAGTTTTGTTGTCTTTACGCAAGGATACTCCGCACCCACATTTACATAGTTTCATAACTTTATTTATCAAAGTTATTTGTTCTATGTTAGCTTTTTTGTTTAGATTTGTAATCGGCTATTGCAGCCGAAATAGCGTCCGACGCAAGGATACTACAATGGATCTTAACCGGCGGGAGACTGAGTTCCTCTGCAATCGCAGAGTTCTTAATTGATCCAGCCTCGTCCAGCGTTTTGCCCTTGACCCATTCTGTGACAAGTGACGATGAAGCGATCGCCGACCCACAACCATAAGTTTTGAATTTTGCATCTGTGATTATTCCATCCTCTACTTTGATTTGTAATTTCATCACGTCACCACAAGCAGGAGCACCAACCATGCCTGTACCTATAGTGTCGTCTATTTCCATTTTACCCACATTTCGTGGATTTTCGTAGTGATCGATTACTTTGTCTGAATAGGCCATTGTTGACTCCTTTGTGTATTATAACATGCTACTTTACTATTTACAACCGTTTTGACTATAATTAACTAGTAGTATCTTTGGAAATGTTTATTTCACGTTTCCACGGTTTTTTTAGGTCGGTAAATGTAATTAGCTTATATTCGTAAGTTTCTGGGCAAAATTTACATTGTGGAATTACGTTATCAATTGTATTAAAGAATTCTTCGCCGCGTTCGTCAAACTCATCAATGGTCAATGGACGATAACTGTTGAGCAGTTGACGATCTTCGTCTGACATTTCAAATCCAAACTGTTGATCAAATTCGGGCATCAATGCTGCAGGTCCACATTTATAAATTTTACCATTAATCACATGATAATTTTTGAATTGCCGATAGGTGCAATTTTCGTGGGCAAGATCTGGGTTGCTATTGTACAACTGAAATTTTCCATCTGGCGTTTCTATAATGTTACTCTGAACAAAATGGTCATTTAACCAGACATGCACATATACGTTATTATTATCTACAAATTGCCATCTTGATCCCATCCAATGGTCGGGGTCTTGTGTTTCTTTAATAGGATGAACAAGAAAATTTCTAATACGATTAAAAACGTCCTCACAATCATCGATTGAGTGCAAACTCACACCAACCCAATTTCCGTGTCCGTTAGCACACACCTCGTACAAACCTTTGACACAGTCTATTCTAGTACCATTACTTTGAATTTGTACTCCGCTGTGATCTGGCCATAACTTGTTTATTCCACCAAACCAATCTACTATATCAGGATTTAATAGTGGCTCGCCGCCTAGTATAACTGGATGTCTTATGTCAATTTTTTCAGTCCAGCGGCGAAGTGTTTCTTTATTTTCTTCCCAACTTTGCCAGCCGCTAAATTTATAATTGTTATACCGATTACAACCGCTACAGGTTAGGTTACAAACATTGGTGATGTAGAATTCTAATCTATCTACTAGTAATCGTGTCGACATATGGAGTTATTTACTGCTATAAACGACAAGCAGATTATTTGTTATTGGCGGCGTTTCATTGCCGCTTTGGCATTTGAATTTACTACTGCTTGGGCTTGGTCTACACTCATACCGGTGGCGGCTTCAGTGTTGCCTTTGAATCGAATCACACCGGAGTTTGGTTCTAGTGGTTCTAGAATATTGCTAAGTGGTTCTTGCCCGATCAGATCGCCCAAGTTGTCAAGAGTAACATTTACACCCAAACTCTTTGCCAGGTCAACAAAGGCCTGCTGACTAATTTGTTTTTTGGCAGACTCGTCATTGCTTCGGCCAAGCAAAAACTGGCTTAATGCAGCCAGTCGTTGTGTGTTATGATCTGCTACTTCGCGGATTAACATTATCTACGTTCACGTCCTAGACCAGCAATGGGCTCAACTTCGGTTTCAGTATCAACAATTTCTTCGCCCGGAGCAGGCAATTCAGCTGGCAATTCAGCACCCATATCTGGAGCGGTCATATCCTCGCCCGGAACTTGTGGAGCTTGTCCTGTGACTACACCAAGAGAAGCTTCTAGTTGTTGTTTGGCACCTTGTAAGTTTTGTAGCAGGCCACTTAATGCAGCACTTGCATCGCCATTGAATTGAGTAGCTTGGTCAACGCCAACTTCGTTTTTAATCTGATCAACCAGTGCTGGTAGGTCTTTAAACTGCATGGCACTAACTTGCTCACTCATTTTTTGAACTTGATCAACCATGTCTTGTGCGGCCAGTACTACTTGAGCCTGTTGAATTTCACTGGCTTCACGTAACCGGCGAGCGCGGCGACTTTCGGCCATGGCCATAGTTGGATTATTTAATGTTTGTTGAGCTTGAGCTATTTGTTTGTCAAGATCGGCTCTTTGTTTTTTTAATGCTGTAAGTTGATCTTGTTTTGCTTTTTGATTTTGTTGGACTTGTACAGCCATCAAACCAGCTTGTTTCTGTGGATCCATTGGTGCTCCGCCAACAGGGGCAACCGCTTGAGCGGCCAGGGCCTGCTCCATCATGACCAATTTTAAATAACTTGGATTTTGCTCACTGCTATGAAAACTAGGAGTTCTACGATGTTCAGCAATTAATGTACGTACACGTTTGAGCATGCCACGGGCCTGTGCCTGTGTAATTTGGTCAAATCGAATGCTATTACCAAAGTAACTTTCAAATACTTTAGCGGCTTGTTTTGTTGGGCTGACTACGGCCAGTTCGTTGAGTTTCATCTTCAAATCCTCTGTGTTGAATATATTTAGCCCAGTTTACACATTTGGTCAACTGATTTTCCAACTGTTTTTTCTGTATAATCTTGGTTTCTAACTTGGTTAAAATAGTCTCACGCAACTGTGGATCGCGACTGCGATCTCCTACTGCAGCTCTAGCATTGATATCTTGTGTTAGTGCGGCTAGTTTGGTATCTATGGTTAATAGTTCTCTAGCAGTATTGTAGGCCCTGTTTTTATCGGCTATGCACCAGCTGAGTGCTGTACGGGTGCTGCTAAAAACTCCCACGTCTGTGGCGCCACACGTTACTTTATACCCAGGGCGTTCTGCCTGTATGTGATAGTGCCCAAATACTTCGTATTCACCTGGATTATTTTGCCAGATAGTATTGGGCATAATGTCGCGAAATTCTTGATGGAATAACTGTTTAAATTCCTGAGTCGTATTCATTTAATTACGTAGTGAGAAATAAGATAGATAGTTGAAGCAGATAAAAAACCAATGATTCCAATTCCCCAGGTGATTAGCCTGTCAGTATTCTTTTCATTTAATTTACTAACACTTGATTTAACGTCCTGGACCATGTCACAAAGATGTGATATACTTACACTCATGGCTGTCATTTTGTCTTCTAGTGCATTGTATCGCTCGGCGCAGAGTTCCACATGCGCTTCAAGGCTTTTCTTTTCAATTTCGGTGGCTTCAACCATGTTTAATCTCCATCACGTATTTATGGAAATAGGTGCAAACCATATATTCTGTTGGGCACCTTCTGTAATCAACACCGTTTCAATATCTGGGTCGTTATTGAGTTCACGCAACATGGGAACTCCAGCAGCATCTGCTCGTAAGATCAACACAGGATCAGATTCGGGGCCGTATATGCCATCAGACTCTGTTTCAAATTCAAACATCCATCGTGTGCCGGTCAAGTCTTGCACAGGATCTGTTAGTAAAAATAATTGTGTACGTAGACTTAAAATTTGTGTGAGTGTTTCCCAGTTGCGTTGTTGATTGCGGCTACGGTTCCAGGATTCCTCGTTTTTAATGGCCTGCCCTGCGCGATCTTGAAAAGGAATACGTGCAGATTTGTAGTGTCCTGTGACTCCGGTAGCTGTAATATCAAATCGAGTTTGGCAAACGTATTTCATTGTTCTCGTTGACTTAGTTGGTAAAGTATTTCTACCTGCTCACAAAGACGGTCAAGTTCTTGATTTGTTTTACGTGCTCCAAATATATCAACCCAACGTTTTTCACGTTCTAGTTCTGCAAGTTCTAATTGTAACTCAGGGTCTTGACTATACAACTCTCTTTTACTAGCACCAGGACGACGAGCATACACAGTGCGCCCACCGTCGGGACTTTCGTATATGGTTACTTCTGTAATTTTGTTTGCGGCCATATTAGTATTTAACTACAAAAAACAAGCCAACAAAAAACCTGCCTTGGCAGGTTTAGTGTGGTTACAAACGTAGCTAATTACAGATCAGCTGTGTTTGTGAATGATGCTGTGCCAGTAGCACTACTGATACCAATTGTGCCGTTTGCTGACTGTGCAGCAGCCAAAGCCAAAGCAACGTTAGCAAATGCGCCAACTGGGTATGTAGCAACTGAAAGTGTTGTACCTGTAGTAACTTGAGCGATAGCTACAGTAGTTGTCTGTTGCAGAGCTTGCAAAACGTTAGAAACGAATTGATTTACGCCACCTTGTGCACCGATAGCAGCATTAGCTGTAAAGGTGTAGAAGTCTAACTTAGGACCAGCTGGGTTAAAAGGACCCTGTTGAGCAATGTTAGCTGTTTGAGCAACTGGACCGTTCAATACGTCCAAATTAAATACTGGTTGTGATCCACCAGAAACTTTAGTAATATAAGCCATTTTTAAATCTCCTTAATATATGGCCACAATGGGCCTACTTTTATTTATACCTTTTGGGTAAAATTAGGATTTAGGCAGGTTCTTTTGGGTTGTTTACAGCACGATTTGCCGCAGTAAAGCCGCCGGCTAAACGGTTTACAGCCTTGGCCATACCACTACTAGTGGCCATTACCCAACCTTCTTGTCCAGGATGTTGTAGATCCAGCTGTTGTAAGATGTCCATTTTGATATCATGTGCCAAGGCCCAGGCAGTAAATGCCCCTACCATGCCATCTAAATTACTGCGTGGACTTTGCAAGTATTCTACAATGTTGTTGAACTTTTTAGGTGTAACCCGTTGTTGTAACCATGGACCAAAGTCAGCCAATAAATTATCAAATCCCGATCCCACGCGACTGTTGATATAATCTACGCATAAACGAGGAAGATCGGTAATTTGTAAAGATCTAAGATCGGCAGGATTAAACAGCTGATCAATAGCGGCGCCACGAGAATTATACACATCTTTAAGTTGCTGTACCAGTTGACGGTTAGGGCGAACATTTTCTTTGGCGTAGACTGGCTCTAACAACAATAGCCCAGTAACTGGTTTAAAGTCAACGTTACCGATGGGTTCTTTTGGTGCGCCAGGTTCGGCATAGCGTGTGTGCATGGCAATACCTACATCACTACGAGCAATGCGTTGACCTACATCGCTGGCCATAGGAATCTTGTATTCTATGGTGTTGGGTGTAAACACAAAATTACCCGCTTGTTCTGGAGGGCGTTGTGTGTACAACAAATCACCTTGAACATAGCCTCTAAAGTTCTTAGGTGTAGCGGCTTCTAACATGGGCCATAATTGTTGATAAATTGGTAGTAGTGTCGCAACACGGGTAGCTGAACGACCTTGTGCTTCGGCATCAGCATCACGCTGTGCCAAGTGGCGGCCAACCTGTTGTGGGCTGGCAAATAGTCCATCATATCCACGGGCTGTAAATCCTGACACATCAGTTAAAATAAAAGTTCCTTCTGGATCCCTTCCAAATACTAGTGCTGGTTTGCCGTCCCATTTGACTGTGGCAGTCTTACCTGTGTCAGCTGCAGTATGCCGGACAATATCTAACGCTTGCTTGATGCCGGCACTGCCACGACGAAACACAAGATCTTCTAGGTGCTCAATGCCTTTGGCACGACCACCTTGTACTTCTGCTTCCACAATGACCTGCATGCCTTGATTCACAATACGATCACGCAGGCGGGCTAGGAAGTTTACTTCTGTGTATCCAGTAACTGCAGGTATTTCGCTTTCCATAAACGGAAGTCCCTCGCGCTCCATGTGCTGTTTAAAGTCTGCTAGTTTAGCCTCACGTTCTGGATCTGTGCTGAGTGCTTGTAAAATTGTTTCTACGCTGGCTAGATCTTGACGGGTGGCCGTACGGTTTAATAATAACTTTGCTACTTTGTCGGGATCATCAGTGATAAGTTTATTGGTCACACGATCTGCAATTCCGGCAATTTGATTTAATTTATAGCCCATGCTCTTAGCAATTGAGTTCATCAGGACATTACGTTCGCGACCTTTGTACTGTGAATCTGCTGGCATGGCGCCTAGCACAAACTTGCTCCAAGGTACATTGTTAAGGAACATAAAGTCTGACTGTACATAACCCAGATCTGGACGGCCGTTGATTGGTGTGAGGAAGTGCACCGCAGTACCAGATTTTTTTACATAGTCTTCGGGTTTGAATCCATGACTACTGGCCCATTGTTTGAGTCTATGCTCTAATTGGTCTTTGGTAACCTCTGTTGCATCTACAGCAATATCTAAGTCGCCAGAGGTATCTTTAATACCAGTGGATCCAAGTGTGTTGTTCTGTAGGTCAAGGCCTGGTAATAATTCTTCTAACCAAGCCAGCGTACTTTTTACATCAGTCTGATTGATGCGTTGGGTTAACGCACGGCCATTGCCGTCTTTGAATACGTTGCCACCTTCAAGGAGTTTCATTATATCATGCCCAAGACTTTAAGTATCTGTGTTTTGCCAGCGGGAGTTCGTGCCAGTGACTTTAGTCCTTGCGTTTGACGATCAGTGAGTCCTAGTTGATTGATTGCGTCAGAGTCAGCACCAGGTTTATATTTTGCTTTTGTTGCATCGTAGCGTTTTTGTTGTCCAATGGCCTGTATACCAGCTGAGGCCAGTTTTAAATATTCTTGAATGGCCGCGACGTGTTGTGCTGTGCCTTGAGTGTTTGCTACCTGGCGCAGAGCCTGGTCCAATTTTTTTACTAGCTCAGGAATGTCCTTACGAACGTCATCCATGGTTGCACTTGCCCCATAGACTCCTTGTACTCTGGTTGCTAATTTTTCATCTGCCCATGCTTGAAATTTTCCAATATAATCAGCTGGTGCCGGTGCGGCAGCAGTAGTAGTAGCTGTTGTTGTTGGTGCGGCAGCAGTAGTAGTTGTGGTTGGTGCAACAGTGCGAGCTCGTTGTTTCATTTTTGCTAGCTTGGCAGGATCCATGGGTATTGCTTCTTCTAAATCCGACTGCATGTCTTGAATTCCGCCCTTGGGTTGACCAAACATCTGTTGCATGTTTTGTCCGGTTTTGCTTGCGGCTACCGCTGCACTCATTTGACCAGGTGCGGCCCGTGTGGTTGATGTAGCAGTAGCAGGTGCAACTTTTGCATCTGGCGATTTAAGCCACTCTTGTGCCAGTCCATTGATATAAACTGTCATACCTGGAGTCTTTTTTAGATCTGTGTATTTTTGTTCCCAGGACTGTTTAGGATCTGCATCCAACTCAGGATCTTGTCCTTGACTTTGAAGTTCTTTTTGAGAGTATTCAGCCGACTTGGCATAATCTCCAGCATAATAGTTGGCAAGAGCCATGCCTTTATTCCATAATCCTTCATCAACCCGAGATTCTGTTATTTCATGAATTTGCATCGGTTCGTCTCACTGTGCGGGTAAATTTGCCGGGATCGCGCTGATTGATAGCATTGAGCAATTTACGTTGGAGATTCTGTGCATCTTCAGAGTTATAACTTTTGTCGATCTGCTCCAGCAAGCGTATAGCACTGGCAATGATATTAGCGGCGCGATTTTCAATAACATGGCGCTGATCTCGCTCAATATACATTGAGTCTAATTCTTCTAATAAACTGCGAGTTTTCTTTTGCATTTTGGGTCCAGAACCTTTTTATTATTTAGCGGTTTAGTAGTCTAAATAACCCTTAATTAATTGGCTTTAATTTGGCCTAGTAATTGCTTTAGTTTAGCACTTTGTACATCTGCAGTGATTTTAGTAGTTTCTTCTCGGTCAGTAAGATTAGCAGGCTCTGTTCCATTAATCATTGTGCTTTTTGCTTTAATACTGTCTAGCAAGTTACCCTTAGCAAAACTATTAACTGGGCCGGCTTCTTCTCCTGGATCTGTAATACGCATGGTTTCAACATTGTAATCCAAGTCAATCTTCATGCCAACACCTGTACTACTACGCGATTTCATACATTGTATTTGATATTTGCCACGCTCACGCATGGCTCTGCTGGTGAAGATACCAAATACGTTATCTGCTGTGTTGATCTTACTAATACCACCTGAAATATGACTGTGGTCAAATTCAATTTCTTCTACTGCACTACGATTTAACTGCGACGCCGTTACAAATAGCACATTAAGTTCTTTGGCCAAGTTACGCAATTCTTCTGAAACATATTTGTCTTTAACAAACAAGTCATTGGGGCTAACCTTGGCACTTACAGGCATCAATAAGTCCAAGTAGTCACACATAACAAAATCTACCTTTAATCCTGTTTGCACTTGCACTTCTTTAATGTAACTGCGAATGTCGTTGATGTTGCTCTGTGCAGGCAAGGCTTTGATACGATACTGTCCGGCTTTCTTGCTAACTAGCTTGACCTTAAGTTCAGTTTGATCAATGTCCTTGCGAATTTCTTTAGTACTCATTCCTGCCAACATAGCATCTGTTCTTAGGGCACATAGTTCTTCACTAAGTTCTAAACTGATATACACACCACTAAGTCCTGCTTGCAACCAGCTCAATGCTATGTTCATCATAACAAGCGACTTACCCGATCCAGAACCACCAGCAAAAATGTTAAGTTCTCCACGGCTGAATCCGCCATACAAGATCTTGTCCATCTGTGGCCAGCCTGTACTTACTTGTCCACCACTATTAAAATATTTGTCAATACGTAGTCTTGGATCTGCAAAATAATCTGTACCCATATCTTTGGTCAAACTAATTTGTACCGCATCTTTAATTAATTTCTCTACGGGATCATACTCGCCTTTTTCCAACAAGTCTGCTGATTTTAGAATTGCACGTTCTAGTTCTTGTCTGCGAGTAAACCCCTCGAACTCATCCATAAACCATTCAAAGTGTCCGTCATTTAAATCTGGAATGTTATTAAGTTTAACACCTGTACTGGCACCAATTTGTTCTATTGTTGGTAGTGTCTTGTGTTGGTCGCTATGCTTGGCAATAAACTCAGCCGCAGATCTTAAACTACGGTCAAAGTTTTCTGGATTATAAATGTTCTGAACACGCACATAACTTTCTGCGTCTTGTAACATCATTTCTAAGAATAGTTTTTGGACCTCAAGTCCGTAGTCTTTTAACAAGTTGTTTTTTCCTTAGTTCTATTTTAATTTTACTAGTTTCTTTGGCCTGCATTATAGTTAGCAAAGTTGCTAGTCTACCCCAACGAATTACAGCATCGTTTACATCCTTAACATCTGCAGGCCACTCAGGCATGCTTACAGCCCATCCTAGTTCTACCGCCCGGTCCACTAACTTCATGCCGGCCTCATCTTGATCTGGCACTACAATCACATCTCGACCTAGACTGCGTATCAGTCTAGCTTGTGGGTCGTTGATCTCTGCGTGTAGCACTGCCAGTCCATTAATACTGAGTGCATCAAAAACTCCTTCGACTACAATTACTGACTGCCAATCTGCGCCCTGTAAGTCTGTGCCAAATACATAACCCGGCTGTATATCCTGAATGTATCTAGGTGTGCGATCATCCAAAAATCTTGTTGTGTGCCCTACCACTTGATTGTCATGCGTAAATGGAATTACAATGCCAGGACGTGGCATTGTTTTGTATAGGAACGGGTAGTCCATTGGTGCTAACCTCTTACGTAGATATTCTTCTGCCAATTCATTTAGTGGCTGTGTATCTGCTGGCAAGAGCCGATCTTCAAATATAATATTTTGTAATTGGTTGGCAATTGCTTGACGCTCGCCGAGCAATCCTTCTATACTCTTGTGCTTAAGGCTTTCAAGATTAATGCGTTCAATTTCTTCTTGCGGAACATTCATCCACTGTAGTAATTTACGAGCTTTGAATGTTAAATTACGGCCTAGTACAAAACTAGCGGTGTATCCGCAATTAAAACAATGCCAAGACCAACTACCGTCGGGTGTGGATTTTATTCCTCCACGCATGCGACGATCTTGACTTTCGCCATTGTGCTCGCAACACGGTGCATTAACACTTATCCAACCCGAACTGGTTTGTTTTCGTTTAGCGGGTAAAAAAGAAGTCACGTCAATCATACTACATTATAGCAGATTATTTGAGAGAAATCAAGAATGTTTGGCGTTATCTGTAGAGTAAATCGATTACATAGCCGGTACTGATTAAGACGGCGGCACCAGTTTGATTGGGAGCATTTGGATATAATCCGGCACCCATGCCAGCGTTGGGCAAGTACCAATAACCCGAACCACCGTTGGTCACGTCAATGTTAGTAACAACTCCACCGGATATTGTGGCCACTGCCTCAGCACCGGATCCATCGCCAATGATGTTAATCTTTGGCGGGGCCAAGTAACCATTTCCACCATTGACAACATTGATACTGGTAACTACACCGTTCTCTGTGGTAGCGTAGGCAATGGCTGGAAGTCCGGGCTGATCTGGTACAGCAAAGATACTGTTATTAAAGCATATTCTAAGTATGGGATGCCACCCTACAATGTTCATATAGATTGTTCGAGTCTCGTTATAGTAAGTAGTTGATTCGGTCACATTGTACCAAATGCTTTGATAATTTTCTGCTGCCTGTGCTTTGATTGTTCCTGTGTAGCCATCCAGGGTCATCTGCACAGTTGTGACTGCATTCACTGGTTCAATAAAACTACTGAAAAATTCTGTGTTTAAAAAACTATTCCAGTAGTTGCCGCCGTTGGGATTGCCGGACCAGAATGGGTTGGTTGGGGATTGTCCCCAGGTAGTACCATCATATGACACCTGTGCTGACAACTTGTTGGTTGGAATTGTCAAGGGTGCGCTAGGTACATGTTGTGGTAATATGCTGTCCACAATGTTTACCGGAGCACGTGCACCTGCTTGTGCATTGACAAATACAGCATCGCTGTAACCACCCGCAGGTTGTGTACGTTGGATACTGTAGTTGGCTGGCTGTGCCAACACTTCTAGTAGTTCGCTACCACTAAATTGCACCTTGGCACGACCGGTTGCAGCATTTAGTATAACCATGGGTTTTTCTAATAGTAATTCATCACCCGCGGTGCTGATTACACGAAAAAAGAAAGTGTTGCCAGAGATGTTAACTGGCTTTTCTTCTTGGTTTATGAACTCGAATAAGAGCACATTGTCCACGCCCTTGTTTATGGTCAGTTGTTTTGCGTACACAGGATCATACCTATAGATAAAAGTTTCGCCATCCGAAGTATCCATTAACAATACTCGTGTTAGCTGTTGATAAAGATAGACTTGGGTGGAATACATACAGTATATTTAGCGACTTTAGATTTTGATTGGAAAACGTTTTGGTAAATATTGGCACGATATGACTAATGATTTTTTTGAAAAACTAGCGGAAAAATACCCATTTATAACCTTGTGTGTTTGTGCCACCACAGAATACGTGGGAATTATACAAAATCAAGATGACTATATCACCACTATCTACGACTTTGGTGCCATTAAAAACGTAGAGGTCAAACAAAAGTTTTTAGAGCTGGCAAATACCTGGTGGTGGGAAAGTAATAGAACCATACCCATCAACATATTCCTCAAAGAAGACTGGGATCCGTTTAAACCTTATCTGCGTACTTTTACCAACAAAGACTTAGAAATACTTCACGGGCCAGTTTGCAGTCTTAGTGAAATGGGTCGTAAAAAATCAAAAAGAAAATCTATTACTCTTGTACGCCGGCTTGATTAAGTAGATTCATATGCAAGGCCACTAGGGCTGCGTAAGAAATTGCATGGCTTTTTTTAAATATAAATCCCTTAGAGTCGTTGCCGTCCCAGACTGATTCAAATACTTCTGCCCATGGTCGATTTTGTAAGTGCGCTTTACCAGGACGAATAATACTGATAAATGCAGCCATCCTGGGTATTGAATCGGGTTTCATAGTCTTCAATAATTCAGTATAGTTCCCTATGTGAACTAACTGTTTAGCCCAGGCCGGATCTGTCCATAGACGTTCCCATGGTGGTTCTTTAGCAATCATTTCTTCATAGTGTTCTGGACTTTGAATTAACTGATACACCGACATATTCAGCAAGTCAATTTTAAAATAGCCCAGTTGTTCTGCTTGCTCATAGTCAATAGCCGCACACTCGTTAACAGGATCATATGGAATGTCTGTAACATACACTCCACTATTATGACGACGTACTTGCTCTTGATGCATCTGCCTTGCTGGAGTAGCACGAATCAACTGTAACAATTGATCTCTATCGGCAAAGTCAATGTCAATATCTGCGCTCATTACCAACCTGCTTTCTGTAGTATATCCTTGGCATACTCTTGATCCGCTGGATAATCTTTAAACTTACGCATCCAAAAGTCTGCATCAATATATGACCATATCATTGCTACTTGCGTAGCGTCTAACTCAGCTAAAAACTTTTGTCCTGACTCACTGTTATAAATGATCCACGGACTAATACGTCCAGCACTTACAGCATAGACCATGGCATTGGTGTTGCCATAGCGTAGACAATCTTCAGCTGGGTGGCCGGAGTTTTCAGACCAGTCTATACCAAACTCCATGGCACGGGCAAGCGCATCGTTAACATTCTCCACACGCAGATAATCAGTTAGGTATTCTGTGTAGACAGTATCTTTGGCCCAGTGATCAATCTTTTTGTTTTGTTTCAACACCCATTCAACAAACCGTGCTGGATTAACGGCACGGATATCTACACAGTAACGGCCAAACTTAACAAAGGCTTTATAGTAAGGACTGTCGGCAAAGTCTTCAAATGTCTTTAGCCGGGCACTGCCCTGTGTAAGCTCGTAGAACTTGAGATAAGCATTAAATCCAAGACGCACCCCTGCTTCATCTCGTTCCTGACGACGACGGCGCGGCTCGCATGAATGCACCGCAAGACTAGACTCTTTCATAAAGTCTTTCCGACAATACTGACAGGTATACTTCATTTTTTAACTTCTTGTCCCAGTTGCTTAATGTATGCATCTATGTCTTTTTTAGTATTGATTTTGGCCATTAACTCTAATTCATCATCTCGAAGATGCGGATACAGCTCGGCCAACTGTTTACGAATACCACCAGCACCGGGTTCTTTTTTCTTGGGAGCAATCCATTGGTGTCGTTGGGTGCCCATACCAGGACTTACGGTTGTAGCTGATAACCATTGTAGTTTTGGGTGTCGATTTATACTAAAAAAATGTTTGTTTAATCGTTCGTTTGTGGCTATCAAATAAAACTCTTGCAAATCTCTACTGCCTTGCACACTGGATCCATAACGAATCATAAGGAAGTTACTGAACTTCTTCTTTTCGTCCACAGTTAGTTCATCGTAGAACGCTCTGTGCTTACGATCAAACTGTGTCATTTCATTGTTGATACTAAGTTTATCCACTACCAGGCCTGATTGTAATTTACCACTTCACAGTTGCGACTAATGTCTTTAACAAAATAAACACAGTCGGGTTTTGCACCTTCACCTACGGGTACACACAACATTTGACCATTTTTAAGTTTAGGAGCATACCAAGTAACTTCTTGATACACATCAATAATTTCAATGTCAAGGAAACTTGGACGGAAACTACTCAACGGATTAAACTGGAATGCTTTAAATCCACGATCGTTGATGCTAGTCAGCGGCAGCACTTCTAGGTCACCCAAGTCGGGTTCTCCAATTAGGATTTGCCAGTCTACGGGCATTTTGATTCTATGTTCGCCAATGCGTAGAACCAGGGCAGGGCTTGTAAAACTTTCTAAAAAAATCAACGGAATGTAATGATAATCTGGATCTTTGGGGTCGCTATTATCAAAAATAGCAAAACGCAGGTCATCTACTTCCTCGGGTAAATGATCTAAATCAAATGGCGTGTTATCAAGTGTTAATATTCTCATAAGTCTATTATAACATATTTTTTGGTGGTTGCAACCTTTATTTCCATTCTAATTTTTCTTGTGTAAACGGATAGTTGGCTTCTTTGTAAAACTGTTTGCGTTTGGTCAAGTGCCGTTTGGCAAACTTGCAGGTGCTAGTTACGTCCCAGATTTGAACATGGTCTTTGTCTTCTGCTTTGCGTATTCCTCTTCCAATGCTTTGGATGACCCGGACAAAACTTTTACCAGGTTCAACAAGAACAAGATTAAAGATACGGGGTATATTAATACCAACAGCAGCAACACCGTAAGTAGCCACAATAATTTTTCCTGTAGCGTCTGCAACTTCATCATATTCATCTTGTCTTGCCTTTGCTTTCGTTGCGCCACTTACCATAACTGCATTGTCACCCAGGCGTTCTATAATACCTTGCCCTGCAGCAATACGATCAACTAGCACTAGTGTATTACCTGTAGCATTAACCTGTCGAATTAAGTTGGCAATAGTATCTAACCTGTCGGGTTCTTCCAATAAAAACTTTAATTCACTTTGGTAGTTGGCAAAATCTGCGTGGTCAACCAACTGTACAATATTCACGTGGCATTGTGCCAATACACCCTGGCTTTGTAATTCGCTAGCACTAAGTCGACCAATCACAGGCCCAAGACTACACTTCAAGGCTTGAAATTCAAATGGTTCTTTGGGTATAGTTCCTGTAAGGCCCCAACGCAATGGAATACAGCTCATTACACCTGTAAGTAGACTCTTGAGTGCGTCGGCTTTGGCCATATGGACTTCGTCAACAATGACGCAGACTACATCTTCTAAGAACTCACCTATAGTAACATCACCTACACTGTTCTTTGTGTTCTTAAGTAATATATTTAAACTTTGCCAGGTACAAATAGTATGTTGCCGGCCCCACTCCTTGCGATCACCGAAGTAAACACCAACGTCTTGTTGCATGTTGATGTAATCTTTTTCTGTTTGCGTTACCAGACTCTTGTTGGGAACAATAACAATGGTTCTACCATAAGGTGCTACTGCGTTTGATAGTGCGGCTGTAATAACAGTTTTGCCTGCGCCTGTGGCAATCTCTTGAATACATTGCGGAGTTTCAAGGAAGTTATTAATGATTTCAACTTGATAGTCACGTAATGCCATTGGTTGCCCTTCCATTGGATGCCCTTTGGGCCAAGCGATGTGACTGAATGTTGATTCTGTTACTTTCTCAAAAGTAAAATTAACGCTGTAATCCCGTTGATCATCTAGGTCAATGTCGTAGTTAAACTTTTCAAGTATAGGAATAATCTCTGGTAACAAGTTTACATAAGTGCTACCACCAAGTTGGAAGTAGCTTACTTTACCATCCCAACGTCCAAGGCGGACTGCTGGCAAGTAACGGGCACCCGGAACGTCATACTTAAACGCATTAACCAAAGCACGACGAGCATCAAGTTCAAGTCCTTCGATCTTAATGTTTACTTCGTCTTTAATTATGATTGTAGCTGTTCGCATATAGATAGTGTAACATACTTAGCCGGATAAAGTCAAAAAAACCGGTACCTTTTTAGGGGTACCGGGTAAAGTGTAACGCTTTGGGCGTTACAGGAGCTACCGTTTACTTAATCTGTTTTAGAACCGATTAACTATTTTTCATACAGGTGCTAGCGGCCAGGGCTTTCCAGTTATCACCTGATACTTTGGTCAAGTCTGCAATTTTAAGTGCCATACGCAGGCTCATCTCACGTAGTCGAGTCTGGTTAGCTTCCATAAATCCAATGATCTCGTCACCTTGTTCTGTGCTAAAATCGTAGTCCGCAAACAACTCACCTTTGAGATAAATCTGTTTGATACGCAAGAAACGATCACGCATGGTGTTGAGCGTAAGATCCAAGAAGTGACAACGACTCTGTAAGGCTTCTAAATGGTCTTGTAACTTCTTGCTCTTGAGGTTCTGGAACTGTAAATTGGTAATAAAAATACACGAACCCTTGAAGTCAAACATATCAGGAACGCCTTCACGACGCAACATGGCACTGTCTGAGTTCCAGTAAATTCTACGCTTTTTACCAGAGTCTAGGGCGGCCTTAAGAATGTTCAAGCTCAAGTCATCTTGGAACACCGAGTCACAGTCGTCAAACACCAAGACGTTATTCTTGTCTGAATGTTTGTACAAGGTGCAATACAGACCAATCGGAGTCATTGCACCTTTAATAACTTCATACTTGACACGGCGACCCGACAACTGGTCAAACAGGCCAGAATGTTCTAGCTGTTTTTCTACGCCATAGCTCTTACCCACACCCGGAGGGCCAACTACAATCATTGCACGGACATCGCCTGCAATGGTAGCTTTGGTCATTTGGTCAAGGATATCAAAGCGTTCGCCAATACGGGCAATAACTTCTTCATCAGTTTCCACTGGTGCCTTGGCATGAACATGTACCTGCGGATGAGCGATGGGTGCTACAAATTCACCTGCTGGAACTGATTCAGCGGTAAATTCTACATCTTCAATGCCGGTAACATTGATACGAACTACTTCTGGTAAGTCTGGGCCAAAAAAGCCATCTGATTTCACAGTCACATAGCCTCCTTTGGCTCCTGTTTGGTAACCCTTTACTAGGTTAAAGGTCACATTGTTTACGGGTTGATTACGGTATGTTCCGTTTTTAATAATTACTGTACTCAAGGTTAGCTCCTTTTTATTAACTATACAACTATTATACTATATTGGTGATTTCTGGTCAACCGCTAGTTTTTGTTGTTTTTAAGGTGTTGTTTAAATGTTACAGTATAAATTATAGCAAAAAGATCTTTATTGGTCAACCGTAAAAACCCTTGTTAAACAAGGGTTTATCGTACGGCCATACTCATTAAACTGTGGTCAATCCAGGGAACTATTATGTCTTGCTGTCTTAGGTAGCCGTGAGCATTAATGCTAGCATCGGCTGATTCTGGTAACAATTTAAGTTCAGATAATTTATACCAAGAAGCAGTTTTTGGGTCTAGGGGTTCATGCTCACTTTTATAAACTATGGCGTGTAACCAGTTGTCATTAGGTGATTGTTTAAAAAATCCACTTCGACAATCCCAGCCAGCGGTGGCCAACATATACATAAGACTTACCATGCTATAGTGATAATAATTGCCCGGGGGCAAGTAGTAATCTAATTGACGGCGATGTATGCGTTGTGTCATAGGAACACCGATATACAACATGGCCCCAGGGCTAGCAATATCCCACCAACGACTGAGAGTTTGCACTGGGTTTAAGGCAAATTGAAAACTATCGTGGCACCATAAGATATCGAATCCTTTATCGGGTGCGTTAATAACTGTTTCAAAATCACACTGTTGATAACTTATATTATTGTGACTTTTGATCACAGACAGTTGGTCTGCTAGGTCTACGCCGGTGCATTGTATGTTCAACGGAACCGGTGGTTCGTCTGTAGTAGTGCGTGTGGCCCACCATTTAAGGTCGTCACCGGGCCCGCATCCAAGATCTACTAGGGTGGCAATACTATACATAAAATCATCATATGCATATAGTTGATTTAATGTTTCAAGGCTATGTTGGTGACTATCTGAGGTTTTTTCAAATTTCATACTTGTATGTCTTCCATTCCTGCGGTACGTAGACGAACAATGTGGCCGCTCATCCAAGATTTACTATCTAGGCCTTTCATAATGCCTAACCAACGATTACGCAATAATGCTACTTCATTGATAATGGTTTCAAAATCAATAACTTCGTCTTCGCCATCCACATATTTTTCAGCATCTCGGCTAGTTAATGCACGAGCATAACCTTCAAGATACTTCTGGAAATGACGGCGACGTATTTTGCGTAACTGTATGTTAAGATGATTTAGAATTGCTTCAATTTCTTGTAGTTGGTTAAACCTATGCTCAGTAATGCCAGGAAGTGCGGTAATATTTTTCTCCACAAGTCCGCCGATACGTACATCACGTTTGGCGTCCTCCAGCTCACCTTCGTAGTGTGCTATAAAGTCAGGAATATTGCCAAGATCAGCAACTACTTTACTATACCACATATGAATCCTTTATATTTAACCAGTGCAACATACTTGTTGGGAAAATATCAAATGATAAATTTCTACGAGCGACAAACTCTTTTATATAATGGGCACATTGTTGACGTTGCGTTTCTTGACACGGTATCTGCATATTTGAAATAATTTCATCACGTAAACTAATGTTGGTATTGTTTAAAATATTAATTAATCGATCTTTGGTATCGTCGTCAAGCACATTTACAGATAAAAAATCTGGGTCGGTACAAAATTGAAATTTTACAGGAATATCACTAAACGTATTGACAAATTCAGCAAGACCCAACACAGTCAGATTGCTTATCACTGAATGAAATTTGATGGAAAAACCGGCTTCAATTAGCAATTTTAAATTGGTTAGAAAGCTTTCGTAACTGTTGCCGTATCTGTTAAATTCATATAGCTTACCACAAGTCTCGGCACTGACATATACTTGTAAATTGTCACGCTGTTTAATTTGACCAATTTGTTTTTTTAAACGTTTGGTGTCAACTCCGAGTCCGGTATAAAAACTAGTACGCGAGGCACAATTAACACTGTTTAGTAACTTTGGAAACTCATTATACAAAAATGGCTCACCGCCTGAAAATTGAACATTATCCACTGGCCCTATATGAGCTATTTCGTTGTTTATTGTTTTGACAACGTCGGAGTCAAAATAATCACGATGGCTTATTTTAGCTATGATATGATCAATTGGTGTCAATTGAAAGCGATCTTGATTATCGAAATAACTACCATTTTCTTTTATATCTCTATACCAGGCCGAACTATACTGTTTACAACAATATGAGCAGGTTAAATTACAAGTTGATCCTAAATTGATATTTAAGTGTGTTGGCGTTGATTCGTTGAGGTTACTTGGTATTGTCTCATAGCTTTTCATCACTGTACGCCTACTTGAAAACCCATTGCTTTCTGCTTTCCAACAACTATCATAACAACTGGACACTGGTTTATTTGCCAACATATCAACACGATCTTGGTGTAACATTGGGGTATTAAATAGTTGTCCGGGATTTTGTTTTAACCAGCTGATATTAATTTTTTCAGGAGTGGCTGAACAACATGAATATGATAATTGTTTTTCTAAATCAACAGACAGCCAAGTAAATTTTTGACTGCAATAAAAATTAGTTAAAGGATCAAACAACATTAATAGTTGTCATCCTCGTCATCCTCGTCATCCTCGTCGTAGTCTTCAGACTCTTCTTCGTGATCTTTAAGATAGCTAACAAGTGCCCGCTTGACTTCAAAATCCGACTTAAATACCGACTTAATTTCATCGGCCAATATATCGTTATCAATAAGAACCGATACCAGTGTTTCTGCGGCTTCATCGCGATCAACTGTGTTGACATAGCGACGTAGTTCATCCCAAATTTCTTTGCTTAATTCTACTGACATTGTTATTCCTCCACAGTTGTGTCTTCAGTACTTACCGTTTTTTGATTGTTGAAGTCGGTCATGAGTTTGTCCAAGCAACCGCTTTCGTTGGCTTCCCACTTTTTGCGGAACTGTTTAATAATTTCGCCATCGCTGGTAACAAACGCTAAACTGTTGCCTTCTTTCTTAAGCAGGCCACGTTTCTCAGCCATGTCTACCATGCCCGAGTAAGGATTCATACCTGTTTCATAAGGAATCTTGACCTGTACACCTTCAAAGGGTTTGGCATAACGAGTTTTCATTACTTTACAACCAGCACGGATACCCATAACGTCAGTGATCTTGTTGCCATCTTCATCTTCTTTGAGTTTCATTTTCTTCATAGCAACAACAATTGAGCTTGCATAGATAAATCCTTGACCACCTGAAATCTTGTCATCTGGATCAAACATATCTTGACTTGCGTAGGTATGATTTGTACATACTAGGCCTACGTTGTAACTACCAAACATGTTTACGCAATTACGAACAAGTGCGGTAAGTGCTTTAGGCTTACGACCCAAGTCGCCTTTCATTTCGCCTGCATCAAACTGATTTACGTCAGTTGGTGTCAACAACATGCCCAGCGAGTCAATAACAAACAAGACCTTTGGACGTTCACCATCTGGAAGTGCTTTGTAGTCGCTCATAAATGTTGAGACTGTTTTAGCAACGTCATCAATCATGGCCATTGATAGTTTGAGCAATTTACTATCACTAGTATCAACGCCAAGTGCTTTGAGCCAATCTTCGTCAAGTGCGTTTTCGCTATCAATCAGGATAACAAAGATGCCTTGTTCTTGCGCATTTTTAATAATGTTACCTGAGCAGAAATAACTTTTACCTGCACCGGACTCACCGGCAAACACTGTGACTTTGCCTAAGGGAATGCCTTTGTTAAAGTCTCCCGAAATCAAATAGTTTAAAGCAAAATTGCCTGTACTGATCCAATCTGTAGGATCATTAAATCCAATACTAAGTCCGTCGATACTTTTTGTAATGTCGCGTCTAAATTTACTTACATCAAATGGCTTGGCCATGTTTCACCTCTATAGTTTATAAGATAATAATAACACAAGGGTTGCCCCTTGTGCTAGTATTTAGATTAAATGCTTACGCCTTTTGTCTTGCGCGAATCATTGCCAAGATGTCTTCTGCCTTTTGGGTAGAAGGTTTGGCCTCAACTGGTGCTGACGCTACTGCTGGTTCTTCATCAAAGTCACTTGATGTAGACGCTGGTGCTGGTGCTGGAGCCGCTTTAACTTCTTGTGCGTCACCGTGACCGTCAACAAACGTCGCAGGACCAGATGTTGCTGGAGCATTAAGACCCGCTGGGCGGAAGTACTGACCCCAACGTTCGGTGTCGTAGCTTTGACCATCAACTGACGCTTCGAACATTTCTTTGATAACTTTGAGTTCAACTTCGCCTGGTTTCTTTGGCATAAATGTGCTCAAGTCAAACAGGCCATACTGCTCAACAGCCGCTTGTTCAGCTTCTGTGAGTGCTGTTTCTTTTCTAGCCCACTTAGACCCATTATAGTCGGCAAAGCCACCTTTGGAGCCTTTACTGATACGGAAGTCCAAACCACGTAGGTAGTCAGTTGGTAATTCTTCCAACTCTGGATCCATTAGGGCACCTTTGATGGTGGTAAAGATCTGAGGACCAATGATAAAACGACGGATTGGATTTTCTGGAGTCTTGTCGTCGCCAAGTGGATTCTCGCGAACAAAGCCTTGGAAAATGTATGAACGTTTTTTCCAATACTTACGACCCATTTCTTCTAATGCCTTGTCTTTGAACCAAGTACGAACTTCGGTAAGAACTGGGCAGGTATCGCCATACATTTCTACGCAAGGAACAGGCACGATGACTTGTTTGGATTCCATTTCGCCTTTGATTCCGTTGAATGGGAGTCGAATTTGGGCTCGCTCTTGCCAAAAGAATGTATTTTTTGTATTGCCATCTGGAAGGAATCGTAGTGTTGCCGACGATCCTTCATCCATGGACCAATGTGGATAAATTGCATTATCACCACCGAATTGTGATTGTCCACCTTGTTTGTTTTCTGATTGTGCGAGTCTCGCACGAATTTCTGCTAAAGATGCCATAATAAGTTGCCTTTCGAATTGTTTATGGTTGTTGCCTATCTAAATTTTAGATCTTGGTTGCCTGTGATACTAAATGAAAAAAGCGTATGCACTGTAGTAGTATATACGCTTATTTCCCTAGCGTCAATACATA